AGGGTCGCATTGCCGGCAACCTTGTCCATCGCGTTCCTGATTGCGCCGCCGAACGGCTCGGCCAGGTCAAGGGCAAGGAACGCGCCCGACAGGATCGAGTTCAGGTCGGTGCCGAGTTGCTTGTCCAGCGCCCGAACCGCCTGGAGGATCGTGGTCTGCGATGCCTTGATGCCCTCCGCGATCGTGCTGCCGATGTTCTTGACCTTGTCGCTGAACCCACCGACTGAGGTCTGCGCGTCCTTCAGGCCACTCTGGAACTCCCGCGCATCAACGCCGAGGGTGACGGTCAGGGTGCCGAGTGAGCCTGCCATCAGACGCTACCCTTCTCCAGCTTCGCGACCTTCTCGAGCAGCGCCTTGATCTTGACCGCCATCGCGGTGGTCGCCTTTACCCGGGTCGCTTCGAAGGCTGGTCGCAGCGTCGGTCGTGGTGGCTGCTGGATGCCGCCGGCGTAATGGCCGAACTCCAGGCGCGTCGCGTAGTCCCGCGGCTGGTCCTCGCCCGCTTCGGTGGGCTGCTCCAGCGGCAGGCCAACCCATGCCGTCGCGCCGACGATGCCGGGCTGAGCACGTATGCCGATGGCGTTGACGTAGTGCGCCGTGCCCGGTCCATAGCCAAACGTGCGCGTGACATTCTGACGCCATTGCTCCGCGATGACCTCGGCACCCGCCGACGTGGCCTGAACGAGCAGGTAGTCACGGACGCTCTCACCGAGCGCCTGCAGTTTCGCCGCCAGTTCAGGCCCGCCCTCGACGTAACCCCAAGCGTTGACGCCGGAAGGCTTGCCGATGACGACGTTGTTACCCACGCCTGCCGCCCAACATCGCCATGACCGAGTCAACCTTGCGCCGCAGTTCCTCGGGCTTGTGCGCCGGTCGGAACTCGGTACGCCACGGCAGCGCCGCCAGGAAGTCGGCGACACCGGGCAGCTTCGTGCCCTTCTTGACGTTCGCCAGCAGCCTGACGAGAAGGTCCATCATCAGCGCATGGCGCATGTCGGCACGCTCCGCCTCGTCAGGATCGAGGCGCATCGAGGCAAGCCACTGCGCCGCCTCCATGCTGTCCATCGAGGCTTGAAGTGCCGCCACGCTACGCCCCGAGTGACGCGCTGCGACTAGCCACTGTCGCCGCTCGGGGTCACTTTTAGGACGGCTTCCGCTTCCTCTTCGGCCTTCCGGCTGAGGCCCGCCAGGCGGAGCGCCACGTTGGACAGTCGGTCGATGGTCGGCGCGGTCAGAGAAGCGACCTTGTCCGGGGTGGAATGGAGGGTGGCTGCGATGAGGACGTGCTGGTAGCGCAGGTTCTGTTCCGAGTCATCGGTATCGACGGCACCGAGCGACTTCGCCAGTGAGGCGCGCTCCAGGCCGGTGACGGCGTAGAGCCGGACCTGCATCCCCTCCCCGTACTCGGGGACGTCTACATCTTCGAACGGCAGCGGTAGGGCTAGAAGGTCATCCAGCGAAACCAGCTTGTGTCCGTTGCCGTTCTTTGCACCGCTCACGAACTCGCTGTCGAGGAGTTGAAGACCGGGGAACCGGTGACGCGCAGGGTGATGTCAGCGCCGAGATGGCTGGTGACGGGCGCGCTCAACGAGAAGCCGGTGCAGTACGCCGAGAAGGACCACGTCGCGCCTGCTTCGACTTCGCCTGACGAGTCGGGATAGGCCATGACGTAGTCGTCCTTGCTGCGCTCTTCCCAAGCGGTGAACAAGGCCGTGTGACCGGTGGAGTCGGGGTCGAAGACGAGCGGGAAGGTGATTTCGCCGGTGCGCTTGATGGTGGCGATGAACTCTTCGGTGTGGTCGGGCGAGTCGTGGTTCGTAATCTCGTCCGTGTCAGTCGCCAGCTGCGGCCCGGTGATGTCCATGATCTGCCCGATGGGCGTGCTGTTGATCGAGATGGTGGTCCCCATTGTTGGGATTGCGACGGTGTCAACCACGCGGGAAAGCCTCCTGTTTCATGCTTAGGTGTTGAACGCTCACGAGCTGGTAGGCGCCTCCTGGTAAGCCACTTCAAAGTCGAGGATGCGACGGTATCTGACTTGACCGCCCTTGATTTCATTCGGAACCGTGTCGAAGTCCGACAGCAGCGTGGCCCAGCCGATCTCCACGTCATTCATCGGGCCGTGATAGCCGTCGAGGGCGTGGAGCACCTGCGTTGCCATGCGGTCGACTTCCTCGTCGTTGTCGGCGAAGGCGTCGATCTGGACGCGGCGGGCGATGAGCGAGCGCCGGTTGCTGTGCGTCTGGACGGTGCCGCCGCCGACGAATACCTGAACAAGCGCAGGCATCATCGGGCGGATCGGCAACCGTGCGTCGTGAACCGACACGTTGATTTCGTCGCGGAGGAACTGATGCAAGGCTGCCCGGAGTGTCACGCCACACCGAAGGTGCGCCGGTGGCCGTAGATCAACGACTGGTAGATGCGGTCGTTGTGGAGATTGCGCCAGCCGTCGTCGGGAGCGTTGACCCTGAGGACCTGGACTGCCCGGAGAGCGGCCTGCCGCAACCGCTCATCGGGCGCGTCCTCGTCTTCGTCCCAGTTGCCGACGTCCACCTTCACGCCCTCAATGGCAGCATCGAGAGCGTGCTGGAGGTGATCTTCGATGTCCTGGGAGTCCCCGAGGTCAAGCAACAGCATGACCTCGGCGACGTCAGGCCATTCGACGGCCATTGGTTCGGGTTAGCTCGACGCGATGCTGTAGGTCGTGAACGCTGCGGGCGCCAGCGGCATGTAGAACATGAAGCCGGCGAGGGCGATGTCACGACCGAGGATGCCCGGCTTGTCGACCTGCAGTTCGAATGTGCCGTCCTCGGCCCATGCGTACAGGTTCGACGGGCCGACGATAGCGTCGATGCCGGCGGCGGTAAGCGCCGGGACGAGGACCACGCGCAGGCCGCTGATGCTGCCCGCCGAGATGCTGCCCGCCGCGAAGTTCGCGCCGTTGAGGTTGCCGTACAGCGGCGCGTTGGTCGTGCTCGCCTTGGCGTCCAGGAACGCCGCGTAACCGGCTGGTGACAGCCACATGGTGTCGGGCGGCACCTGCGCCACGTCGAACGTGTTGGTCCACGCCTCGCCAAGAACGAGGTTGTCCGGGTCGATCGTCCCGCCGTCCTGCGGCGTGTAGGTCGTGCCCGGCCCGGTCCCGACGGTGATGCCGTCGAGCAGGTGGTCGATTGCCTCTGACTCCGAGACTGCCGCATAGGCGGCCATCAGGCCACGGCGCAGCAGGTCGAAGTATGTCCGCGGACCACGGCGGATGAACTGCATGGACACGTCGACCGCGCCGGCCACGGTGACCGCCTGGATGAGCGCGTTCTCGATCTTGAGCGCCCGGCTGGCGACTTCCGTCTTCTCAGCCGACTGGACACCGGCCTCGGGTGACTGGGTCATGACCGGGATGCTGAGCGCCTGCGCGCCGTCGGGCGGTGCGAGCTGTGTCGTGCTCGACAGGAACGGGCGCCGGTCGTTGACGAACGCCACGACCTCGGAGCGCACCGCGGCGGGCACGTTCTGGTCGACGAGCAGCACGTCCTCGAGGTCGAGGCGCTTGAGTTCGATGTCCGTCATCGGCTCACCGACGCTCGTCTTGAGCGCCCACGTCAGCCAGTTCAGGAACTTCGGCTCTGACTTGTTGGTCGGTGCCGGTGCGCTGACTTGCGAGCGCATGGCCTCGCGCCACTCTTCGAAAGCGCCCAGCGTCTTCTCGGTGTTCTGATCCCATCGCTGGAGCGCCTTTTCAATGCGCTCGTCGACAGCGTCTGCCATGTCGTTGTTCTCCTTCTTGAGCATGTGCGTGACTCCGGCGTCTTCGAACGTCGGCTGCCAGGTTGTTGATACTTCGGCAAGCCGCGCCGAGTTAGGGCCGTAGACGGTGACGTGCTGGCCGTCGATCTTCCTGACCTCCGGGGCGCCGACGATGTCCATGAAGCCGATTGACGCGCCGACACTGGTGCCGTCGCGGGCTAGTTCAAGCTGTTCGTCGCCGCGCTGCGTCTTACTGACCTTGAACTCAAGGAAGGCGCCCTCGGGGCGCTCCTCGTAGGTCATGCCGCGGCCAGTGGGGGGGTCGGCGTGGTCCATGCGTAGGCGGACCTTTGTCGGGTCGACCTCGCCGAACGCGCCGGGTTGAAACATGATGTGGCCGTAGCGCGACTCAGCGACAACGCCGAACGGCACAGCCTTGAGGCCGAGGATGCGCTTACCTTGGGCGAGCGTTTCGACGGCGTCGCCGCCGGTGTCAAGCGTCTTGACCTTCGATAGTGTCGTTAACTCGTTCGACACGTCGGGCGACTCGTCCTCGTCGGGGTCGTCGCTGCTGTCAGTCTCGGGAACTGTCGGCTCGGGCTGCTCTTCGCCCTCGTCTTGTTCGTCTGCCATAAGAAACGGCCTCCTATAAACCGTGCTCTTTGCGGACTGTTCCGCACGGTATGGAGGCCGACTAGGCTGCGATGACGGGCGACTAGCGCACAGATCGCGAGTTATTCAGTTGCGATGGTTGCTCCGGTGCGTTGTTACGGCGGAGGGTGGTCGACTGCGACCCGTTGAACGCCCTCACGGACGTTCCCAACCATCTGGCGCGATTATGCGCCCGCTGGATGCATTTATGCAACGGCCAAAGTTCCGCACCGCTCGCAGCGGATGGACGTGCCCGAGCCACGTTCCTCGGCGAGCTTGCGATTGCACGAGTCGCAGCGCCACTCGCCGCGGGACAGGTAGCCGCCGTTGCCGCTGGTGCCCGGCGGGTAGCTCGTCGGGATGGCCTGCGGCGGGGATGCTGGGACGGGGCTGTTTTCGATATTGCTGCCCGCCAGGCCTTCCACCGCCCGTGCCTCTTCGACGTTCAGCACGCCCGACGCGATGCCGACCGCGTAGACGTCGAAGCGCGTCTTGATGTCAGCGCGGGTGATGTTGTCCACGTTGAACTTCGCCGTCCAGTTGCGCGGCAGAAGGTCGGAGATGGCCTGCTCAATCGGCTCCAGGTAGTTCGGGATCAGGCAGCCCTTGAGCAACTGGTCGAACAGGCTTTCGATGTTGGCGTAGGTCAGCGACGAGCCTTGCCGGCTGTACTCCAGCAGCGCGCCGGGGATGCCGAACATGCGCGCCGCCTCGCCGGCGTTGTACATGCGCGTGTCGAGCATCTGCGCCGCGCCCTCGCTGATGCCGGTGCCGAACTCGCTGATGTTGATTGGCCCGGACGTGACCTGCGGCATGTTCGACGGGTTGCCGCCCCATGCGTCGCGGAGCGCCGCCGCCTCGTCCTGCTCCAACTCAATCTCGGAGTGGATATGGACACTCGGGTTGCCGCCCGCGGCATAGAAGTTGGCTGCCCATTCCTGGCTCTCGACGGCTGCCGAGATGGCCGCGCCGCACTTCTGGAGCGGCCCGAAGCCACGGGTCGTGCCCAACTCGCGGTTGAGCACAAGCTGTTTCATGTCCTTCGTCTTGTCGTCGTTGCGCCACAGCACCTTCGGCTTGAGCCAGTCGTCACCCTCGATGCGGACTTCGTAGGTGGGCACCGGGACGAGGCTGATGACGTTGTTGTCGGTGTCCCGTGCAGCTTCCCACCACCAGCCTTCGCCGCGGGTTGCCATCGACCACGCCGTCTCGCGCAGGAAGTCGCGGGGCGTGGCGAACGGGTTGGGGCGCACGATCAGCCGTGGCCGCTGGTCGTCGGGGACCAGCTCGCCGTTGAGGTAGCCGCGCAGGGTGAACGTGCCGACGAGGTTGGAGATGAGCGTGACCGCCTGGTAGAGCGCGGGCACGGCCAGCGCCTCGTCGACCGTCGCCGGGCGCCAGGGTCGGTCGGCGAACTGGCGGGCGCGCAGCACGGCGATGCGCTCGGCCATCGTGGTCGGGTCGACGGCCAGCGTCTTGATCGGTGGATGGTTCCACGGCTCCAGCGCCATCGCGTGCTTGAACTGGTCCCAGAGGCCCATCAGTAAACCATCACTTTCGGCTGTGGCGCCGATGCGAACCAGGCGGCGCGAATAGCGGCTTCGACTGCGGTATTGGTCGTCTCGGGCGACGACTTCACGGCCAGATAGGTGCCGTTGCTGTTGGTCACGCGAACGGTGTTGTTGAGGTCGCGGGCGAGGATGCCGGCGGGATCGCGGACGGCGAACTTCTTTGCCAGGGCGTTCTCGACAAACGTCCCGGTCGCTGCGGCATAGGCCCGGCTGGCAAGTGGCTCGATGATGCGGAAGTAGCGGATCAGGTCGGCGTCGGTAGTCGGGTCGAAGGCGACACGGCGCGCCTTGAGCTTGACGCCCAGCGCAGCGAGGTCCGGCCCGAGTCGGGCTGTGTCAATCGGGTTGCCGGTCACGTCGGCGACGACTTCAAGGGCCACTCCATCGGCATGCGGCCAGGCCATGACCGCGGACGCTCGCTCGCCTGACGGGTCGACCTTGATGCCCATTGTCGCCCGCCGCGGAGCGTCGGTCAGGCCGAAGTCCTGGCGCTCCCATTCACCCGTTTCGAGCAGCGGTGTCCGTCCGGTCTGATGCGACCAGCGACACAGGTACTCGGTTTCCCACAACTCCATCGAGTTGCCGAGCAGGTTGGCCTGGTATTCGCGCTCAAGGTTCTCCAGCAACGGCGGATTGTGACCGATCGACGGATTGGCGCGCAGCCAGCCCTTGAGGTCGTCGGGCGCCAACTCGGGCGCAGCACTCCATTCGAGATATGCCAGCGAGTGGTCGTTGTCGGCTCTCGCCCGGAGGCTGTTGAGCACGATGCTGTCGGGCGTGCCGGCATTGGAGAAGTAGGCGATCTGACCTTCTGCGCGGGCGATGATGGTTGGCTTGATGGCCGAGATGAACGCCCAGTCGTCGAACTCGCGTGTCTCGTCGATGAGAACAAGGTCATTGGAAGGTCCGCGGGCACCGCTCTTTGTCGCTGACGTGATGTGGTAGTAGCCGCCATTGGTCAGGTGGATGCTCTCCTGGCCCTGCGCGTAGCGGATGCCCCGCTTCGGCAACAGCTTGGGGTAATAGGTGCTGACCAGGCCGGCGAGGACCTCGTGGCTCTCACGCGGCAGCTTGAGGTTCTGTGCCGAATGAGCGACCCGATGGCCGTACTTGACCATCCGTGTCAGCGCGAGCAGTTCAAGATTGGTGGTTTTGCCGTTCTGGCGGGCAACGATCGTGGCGACCTCATGCCACAACCACGTCTTCGGGCCGCTGGCTTGGAGGTAGCGGCAGTCGATGACTTGCCAGGGGTACAGGTTCAGCTCGATCTTCCGAGCAACCTCAAGCATGTCGTCGACCCGGCTGCGGGCCGGCAATGGCGGAGCGATGCGAGGGGTCGCCGAGCCGACCTGCGGCTTTCGGTTCCTAGCGACGGCGGTGGCGGGCATCAGGAGTTGTTCCGGCTGTAATCGCCAGTCAGCGGCGGTC